ATGATGTTGTATATTCAATCCCAACTTCCCAAGTAGTAGGCCATGACCAAGGATTATATACTTCAGCACATTCAATTTTACTCATTCACAGCCTCAACATATAACTCACGCATATACTTAGACAACATATTTTTTTCACTTTCATCCAATTCCATACCTGAAATATGATTGATTAAAAAATCAAGAGTATTTTCTACTTCCACACCATTTTCATCTTCCTCAGAATGAAAATCCGATAAATCTTCAATAATATTAAATTCGATTGGATTTTGATGTTCAATCTTATCAACCAACACATCAAACATTTTAAGATTCTTTTTATCCGTGACATAAAGTTTTACCATTTTATTTTTTAGTGGTTTTACATCATAATCACTATAATCATTTTCAACATCATTATAATATATCTTATGAAACATTTTAAATTTTGTTTTGATATATTTTAATTTTCGGGTTTTAGTATCAAAGATATGAAACCCTCTTTCATCATCACAATCATTCCAATTATATTCCATTGGGGCTCCAAGATAAAATATTGTACCATTATCTGAACGATGATGAAAATGACCAGAACATACCATATCAAAACGATCAAATATAGATTTACTTAAACCCTCATCTGCTTTATGATTCTTATACATCTTAAAACCTGAAATTTCAAAATGTCCAAATAATATTTGTGATTTTGTAGTTTTAAGATACTTCAAGCTTTCATCATAATTATCTGGACAAATCCACGGCACAAAACCAACCGTAATGCCATTAAAACTTTTATCAACTGGCTTTGTATATACATTAAAGTTATCATGGAATATAAGAAGATTTGCACAATTTGTTTCGTTTGTGTTCTTATAATATGTGTCATGGTTTCCAATAATCAAATCAACCGTGATGCCACGTTCAATACATGGAGCTACAAACACTTTATTAAAAACATCAAGTGAAAGATAATTAATAAACTTACGTCGCTCAACTATATCTCCCTGATGGATTATATGTTTAATTTTATGTTTATCCAAATACGGAAAAAATTCCTTCTCATAGAAATATTCAAAATATCTATGAAAAGAAACTGAATCAGACCGTATTCCAAAATGTGTATCATTAATGATAGCTATTTTCATTTCTTCTTTTTCTTTGGGTCTGGAGCTACCATCTTTAGATACATTTGGTATTTATCTTCAGGCAACATTGTTTTAATATCATGTTCATCTTTAAAATAAACATCTAACATTCGATACCTTATTTTAGTTTGTTTCTTTTCTTTAACTATACGTCTAACAAATGCGTAATAAATTATTTGAGTAAAATATGCAAATGGATTTTTTGATTTTGTTTCATCAAACTTATGAGCATATAACAAACAATTTTCTACACCATCCGAAATCAAATCATCTTTAAATGTATAATTAATAAAGTTAGGTCTAAACGATAGATGTTCTGCTATCTTTAAGAAGCACTCCGCAATATACTCAGGAATCATAGGCTTCTCGTTTTCATTTGTGAAAGCACAAGCGACTTCCTGTTTATATTGCAGAATAGCTTCTAAGAATTTTTCATTGTCAACATAATTAGGCATTATCTCTGTCCAATCTGTTTTTCTAAATCATTCCTTCGTTCATGTTCTGCCCTTTGTTCAAAAATACCAGTACTACCAAAACCACCAGCACCACGGTCTGTATCTTCAAAATTATTTCCAGTATGAGGTTTCCATACAACTTTTTCAACTGGAGTCAAAACCATTTGTGCTACACGGTCACCTTTATATACAGAATACATAGTGCTAGAATAATTCATTAATATAATCTTTATCTCACCACGATAATCAGAATCAATCGTTCCTGGTGTATTTAAAACTGAAATTGAATGTTTAATTGCAAGACCTGATCTTGGACGAATCTGAATCTCAAAACCTTTCGGAATCTTTACATATATTCCCGTAGGCACAAGTCTTGCTGAGAAGGCTGGAAGTTGGACATCTTCAGCTGCTCGAATGTCAAGACCTGAGGCTCCAGTTGATTCGTATTTTGGAAGTGGATTACTACTTGTATTTTTAATTACTACTTGCACGGGTGCATCAATTCGTTCCACAATAATATCTCCTTTTCTCAAAGCTTTTTGTTCAACCATCATATCATTCCAACTATTTGCGAACGCATTTATTGGAAGGGTGAAAACTAGCAAAAAAATCAAATTTTTCATCAGTCAAATCTCCATATCAAAAATTCATATTTTATTAACATTATACAAAATGAGAAGCCTTTTGTCAAATGTATTTACATAAAATAAAACCCTGTAAAATCAATACTTTACCCATCTGTTAAAAAAATCATTTGACAAACGCGTGTTTCATTTGATACTATTAAGGTGTGGTTGGTTCATATATAAAAAGATTTAATTATATCTTTTATTCTTGTTTTAATCCTATCTTGAATTAACCAAATATAATTATATATTTTACATTTTAACATCCACCATTTAATCATTTCCATATGAAATACTAAAAGGTGTATTGATTGTATTAATATGACTAAATTCAGTTTTCCATAAACCAAGATGTTTCCAATCTTTTACTTCAACTACAATTATGTTTTCACATTTAGTACATTTAAATTGTTGATACCAAATCCCACCAGTAATTCCACCTTGTGATTGTTCAGCTGTATTTTTTTTACATTTAGGACATTTTCTGTTTCTCATTTCCTACCTCAATTTCATATGTTTTGTAATCAAATTGTTGCTGATTATATAGTTTTAATCTAATTAAGAAATGCTTTAAGGCAAAGTTTTGATGTTTTTTCCATGATAGATCATCTGCAATATCATAGAGAGTAGCTTTATTTTCTTTATCATCCAATCGAAGCACCCGTCCTATACTTTGAAGATTTCTTATTTTACCTTTACTTGGATGTGCAAATATTAAGTTTTGAAGATTTTTAATATTGGTTCCTGTTGAAAGAACACCGACAGAAGCCAAGATAATTGCATTATCATGTTTCTCAGCAAGATGTCGTACTTTTTCTCTTTGTTCAGTTTTTACTTCACCACTTACAAAATATATATGTTTTCCTTTTGCGTGTTTAGAATTTTTAATCATTTCAAATAATTTTTTTCCATGCTTATCAATATAGTTAAATAAAAGTAAAGAGTTTCCTTCTAAAGTTACGATTAAATTTTTAATAAAAGTATTTCGATCTTTATTCTCTACAAGAAAATCAATTTCTTGTTGATACTTAGCTCGTTTCATTAATTGTCGTAATTCATCATCATATTTTAATACCAAACATTTAATATTAAGTGAAGATATATATTTCTTATCCATCAATTCTTTTGATGTTGTAACTGTGTTTATTTTTCCAAATAATCCTTCCAATACAAGTTTATGTGTTTGAGTTCCATCCAATGTACCAGTTGTTCCTATCCTGTATGGGCATTCTGTAAATTTTGTAAGTAAAGTTGTTAATGATTTAGCTTTGAATAAATGACATTCATCTCCTACCACAACTCTATATTTAAGAAACATTGATGTTGGAAGTTTGTATAATGATTGCCAGGTTGAAATTACTATTTGTTTGGATGTTCTTTTTTCTTTTCCAGAATAAATTAAATGAATATTATCATCACTATTCCATGTTGGGTCATGTGAAGAATAATCTCCAAAATCACTATTCATTTGTTCAACCAAATTTGTAGTAGGAACAATAATCAACATTTTTTCACTTGGGCCTAATATTTGTTGATACCATCTAAGAATAGAATAAATTATTAAACTCTTTCCACTTGATGTGGGAGAAAGTAATAATGTTCGTCTTTCTCTTATTGCATGATGAATTGCATATAATTGATACTCTCTTGGAGTAATTGGTTTTCCTTTGACCCGTGGTTGAAGTGTTTTCCGTACATAATCCGAAATTGTTTCAAGTGATATATCTTCATCTACTTCAAGCCCATTTTCTATTTCTAGGCGATAACCGTATTTTTCTGCGAATATTTTAAGATAGTGGAGTAATCCAACGTATAATTCACTTTTTTGCAAATTAAACAGCCTTATTTTTCCATCCCATAATTTTGCTTTAAATGATGGATGAAAACGATAATTTGGCACGAAAAATGAGAAATATGACGATAATTCCTGTGATATTCCGCGTTCACATGACACCCATAAAAAAACATCATTTTTCTTTGCAATTGTGATAGTATCCATTACATTCCTTGGTCAAATTTATTACTTTCTATGATATTCTTGATTGCCCAGCCTCTTTGATTAATTTCTTTAAGAGTTCTTTCAAGAAATGATATTAATTCTTTTTGGTCATATAATCTATCTTTGTATGGTTTAAGAATAGGATCTGCATTGAGATACATTGGAACATCTTTTTCCAGGACTTTAGTTCCACGTTCAAATTCTTGGTTTTGATAATCTACGAGCGGGGCCTTTCCACGATAGAATTGCCATCTTTTAAGATATTGTTCATCATACTCGGTTTGACGTTTTCTGAGTTGATATTTTTGATCTATTAGGATTTTATTGTATTTGTTATGGAGTGAGGGAGTTCGTAGCTGTTCACGAGCTAGTTCAGATTTATCGAGTTGTAAATCTTTCTCTATCATCAAATCTAATTCTTCAAGTGTCATTATTCACCTCATAAGTTAAGTAATAATCGAGTCAGTCCTGTTCCATCAATTAAGACGAACATAATATATAGTGCCATAAAACCAAAAGATTTTCTGGAGTATGCACAAAATATTAATATTAGTGAAGCTATAAGAAATAGTCCGTAGACCATATACATATTTGGATTGTGGATAGTAACAGCGAGGGTTATTGCAGAACCTATATTACAAATCATCGCGACACATTCCCCAATCAATCTAATTCGATTAGATTTCCAATCGTTCTTTATAAAGTTTACAATTTTATGTAGTAGTCGGGTCGTTAAGTTTTTTAACATCAAATACACCAGCAAATGAAAAACTTGCTTCACAAGTAATTGGTTCAATTCCAGTATCAGATGTATTAAAATTAATAGCTCCTAAAGATACTGGAAAACAATCTTTAAATTTAAATTCTACATTAGGTTGCATATTATTTGTTAATGCCATTATAGTAATATCACTTGTTAATTCAGCTAATGCTTCAAATTGAGAAAAACTATCAGGAAATCCTAAACCTACTACCCAATCATATACTTCTCTATAATTTCGTAAATCTTCATCAACAATAAAATTAACAGTTAAATTGTCAAACGTAACTTTATCACCTGGATTTGGTGTATCAGATAATGGTGTAGGATCTAATACTGGCCCACCCAAAATCAATCCTGGTACATTTACTGTTTGACAAGTATATTCGACCTCTGGCATTCGAGCAAATACAAGCCTAAACGCATTTGTTTTAAGAGAATTTAAATTTTCTGGTTGTCTTAACATTACACCAGAATCAATCGGGGATTCACCCAAATTGTCTAAACTACTTGCAGTGCTAGCCATACTTTATTCCTTTTCTTTTTTCTTTCGATAATATTCTGCATATTCTTCATCATTCATTTGTGTAACATCATATGCCAATTTTCCTTTATATCGTTTTCCACTATGAAATACATTTTTCATTTGCCATGCCATAGACTTGTTATTTGAACAAGTACATTCGTATCTATATCTTGCATTACATTTTTTACAAAATCGACTTCCAAAATAAGATGGGGTAGGTAATCTATTTTTTGCCATAGTTGTAAAAATGCCCTCCTTTCATTAGTATTTATACATCCAGAAAAATAAAAAAGGAGACCGACATTACTGCCGGTCTCCCTATATAGACGAATTTGGTAGGCTGCCTTTCCAAAGGGTTCCCTTAGTTTCGTCTGATAACATGAGACCTATAGAATCTCATGGATACTGCTATAATTACATCAAGTTATTTACTTTAACTTTTCTGTAATATGTGTTAGCACCAGAGGTGATAGCCGTCATCGGATTGGACACAATTCCGTATCGTGTCTTGAAACCGATTTTCGGTTGAAAA